TTCATACAAGGCCATAAGCTCCTTGCCTGCGCCAGTGTGTATGGTTTCAATATCATTTGCGGCCTGCGTCATTGTTCCTAAGTCTGGCTCAACGCCTGTGGTCATTTGCGTTGATACTTTTGCAAGCCGGTCTACCCATCCATCCCAATACTTGCCGTATTTCTCTGGGTCTGCTGACTTGAGCCGGTGGTATTCCATCAGGCGTGCGTTCATAACCTTATCGGGGTCTGCGCCATCCTTGATCTTTTCTATGATCTTTTTTGCAAAGTCTGATCTATGGTTTACCGCAATATCAAAGGCCAGCAAGCGCATGTTTTCTGGCACCTCTTCAATCCCGTAGGCGTTCCAGTATTTTTCCTTATAGACTGCCGCTGCGCCTTCTCTTGTTAAGTTTTCAACATCGACATCTGGGTTCCATTTACTATTAATGCCGTATTTTGCTATGGCTCCATCAGGTTCTTGCGCTATGGCATCGCCGCCCTCTAGGTTATCAATGACAAAGTTGACAACATCGCCTTGGTCGGTAACGCTTGTCATTACTCTGGCCTTGTCGTATGTGGTGGCGGCAACGGCCTTTGGTATGGCCTCCTTGAATTGCAACTCCATTCGGGAGGAATCTTCGCTCCGCAACTGGCCGCGTGCAAGTGATTCCTTATAAACAGCTTCGGCAATCATCACGTTTTGCGGATCGCCTTGGTTTAATATATTGGTGATCTGTGATGTTCTGGCTTGGCTGTATGCCTTGAGCCTAGCAAGGCCTAGTTGGTCGTCTGCCCATCCTTCACTAACCGCGCGGCTTTTAAGAAGCTCATAGTTTTCTTCCATCTTTTCATTAAAGGCGGTGTCGTCCATATAGTTTAGGCCGATTTCCTCCATGTTCAATTCAAAGCGTGCGTTCAAAGTATTATCTTTGTATGCCGTGTACTCTTGCAACTGGTGGCGCTTTGCCAAGTCGCCATAACGGCGCTGGGTCTGTATCAAAGACTTTTGCAGCATCTTGCGCACTTCTGGCGCTTCTTGTGAATCGTCCAGTCTCGCTTGTATCTCGCTGATCTTTTGCTGCGTCATTTGCGGGGCTTGTAAGGCATTCTCCCCCTTTTTTGTAAGCATCCCGCCTTGGGGATTGTAAAGAAAATCGGACATTTCCGCGTCCATATCCGTTTGCAACTTCAATGCTCGTAGCTCGTTATTCTCGCTCTGGATATTTATGGCCTTGGTGTTCCACTGATCGCCCAAGCGTTTAATCGCTGTTCCAGCGTTCATCATGGCTTCGGCTTGCGGTGCGCCAAAGGCTGCGGCTGGGGCGCTGATCTGCTGCTTCTGCCCTGATATTGGGGCTTCTTTAACTGTGCGTTCGCGGTAGGTTGGTATATTTATCGCCATGATTTATTACCTTGTTCTGAATGGGGCGCCATTTGCCCATGTTTCTTTTGGGCTGCTGCTGAATACGCCCTTATCGGCGTACCCGGCATAATTTCCGGCCACGGTTGCCGCGCCCGATAATAGTGATGATGCCATGGCAGTCTTGCCGGCTGCTGTGGTATTTTTTGCGGATAAAAGATTGTTCGCACTGCTGGCGCCATAGTTCATTCCCTGCACTTTGTACCCGTAAGCTTCCCGCGCGGCATTGCTTCGGATTGTCAACGCATCAAGTTCGCCCAGCATTGCGGTATCTGAAAGGGTGTCAATAACAACATCGCTTCCAAGATCAATACCGCGTGAAGCAAAACCAACTCTTTGATCTGCCTTTATGCCCTGAACCTTCATGCGGTGCTGTTCCTCCGCGCTTTCTCCACGCTTTATGGCATCGTCTTCCTGTCTACCGGAAATGATTTGATTGTTGCGGTCAACTGCGGCTTGGTATTTGTATTGCCCGGCCTGTGCTTTTGATTGTTGCGCGGTTCCATACATTGATGCTGCGGTTCCCACGGCTGTCGCGCCCAATGATATCCACGCCGCTGTTGACGCTGTAATCATTCCGGCGGTTCCTGCTGCGGTGGCTCCTGCGCCCGCGAGGGCTGCAACTGCTGGTAGGGCTACAATGCACATTTTAAAATTTCCTTTCCACGTAATGATATGGTTTCCCAAGCCATCCGTAAGGCTTCGCTTCCATGATACTAAAACCAAGCATTTTGAGCCAGCTTAATGATGCGCGATTTTGCGGCATCACATAATTATAAACAGTTTCACCGGCTGCCAAGGTTTTGAAATACTCTTCTGATTCTTTGATAAACTGACGCTTTATCTTGGATATTTGTGGCGTGCCAAGCAACCATATTGATCTTCGTTTGTCTAATACGTTCGCTTTACCGCCAAGCCCAAACATAAGCACTGGCACTTCATTATCCGGCAATACTGCTGTAAAGGCTTCCTTGCTATCCTGCACGCTATACAACAGGGCTTCAAGCGGCTTCATGGCGCATAACGCCCATATTTCGTCTACATCGTCCTTGCGCATGTGCGGCGCCATCTGGTGGCAATGCTCGATCGTGGCGGGGATTATTTCTGCTTTATGTTTCATAGACCGGCGTCAGTGTAAGGATTTTTGAAGGCACAGGATAATTGCAATAAATATACGGGGCAACATATTCTGCATCCCACGATGTATCAACGGCCACTTCAAGAATGCCGGTATATGGCTCAATCGGGTTGGCAAGGTCGCCATCTAGGAATTTAGGCGGTATCTCATTTAATGGATCGCCTTTGCGCTGGGCTGAAAACAATCCTCTTGTTCTGTGGACTTCGATATAAACAAGCTTAATGCGCTTGGGGTCGCCGCGCGTGCTTCCCTGCTCGCCTTGATCTGATTCTGTCGCCATGGGCTGCAATTCATAATCAACGCCAAGGCCAACGCTTATTGTGCTATAGTCGGAGTCTAGCGTGATGGTGCCATTCGTTACGGTTTCATTGGCCAAGACGTTGCCATCAGCATAAATGGCCACGCTCTCTCCTTCGAGGTGCCAAAGTCCTCCAACGGTGTCTGTAGGCGCTCCGGTGCGCGATAATCCACAATCAAGGAAATAGGCATCTTCCATCGGGTCGTCAATATATTCTTCTAGCACTTCAATATATCTGTGATCCACGCCATCAATCGTGCGCTTCACTACAAAATATACAACATCTTTACGTCCATCTTCATCAGGGATACACGCCACGCTTTCAACTTGCCCGGCTGTCTCATGCCGCGCCCATCCCCATACTCGGTGTTCGCGCAAATAGGTGAGTGTCGCAAGCGTTCCGTCACTCATGACCGCCCAAATAACATCATCAGGCTCCTGCGCAAAATCCCATTCTTTTACTTCTTTATCTTTTAAGATATGCCGGGATAAAACGGAAAGGTCATTCCCGTCATAGCCATCGCTTTCAAAGGTATATGAATAATCGCGTATTCTCTTCCCGTACCGCGCGGCAAAGATTGCTGTATTCCCAATCATAATTGGCCGCACGCTGGAGCTTCCATAGTTTGTTTCTGGCACGGCATCCACGGTTGTAGGCGCAAGCACGCCCTCGCTTCCGATATTCCACTCTTGGCTGGTTGTCATGGCCAGCAACGTTCTAAATGGAATAAGGTGCCGGATTGAATTTACCTGACCTGACGCAATAGCAAATGTGATCGCATCGTCATTCTTTGAAGGCAGGCTTGTCGTCATATTGCCGTATGATCCGGCCTTGCTCATAAAGATTGTATCCGGCCTGCGCTTTGTGCTGGCAAATACTCTGCGCTGCTGCTGGAATGCCACAACTGCTGGGCAATCATCGCTTCCATCCGCGCCAAACGGGTTGCCAACGCGCGGCGGCGTGTCGCTTACGTCTGAAAGAATGTTATCATCTGTAAAGCTGGTTGTTTCGCTGCTGCCGGCATACCCGTAAACGCCTGATTTTTCTTTGTAAATATTGTACTTAATGGCTCCGGCCTTTGTTGACCATGAGACTGTGTTTTTATTGCCGCTGACTGTCAGATTATTTGTTGTGCTGGCCACTGACGAAGGCAAGGATTCTTCATAGTTCTCTTCAATCACGGCGGTGACTTTATACTTATAGGTCGTTGTTCCTGTTCCGACTGCGTTTGACGCTGATACGCCCGTTGGTGCCGTGACCTTTGGGGCGAATGTAATAGAGCTTATTGTCCATGCTGTATGCCCTGTGCGTGTCAACTCTCTTGGTGCATAGTTGGGATGGCAAAGGGTCATAATATCTGCCGTTTGCGCATAGTATAAAAGCCCTAAATCTTCGGCATTATATGGTGTGGTTATCTCGTATATCTTACCCGCCGCGCCGCCTGTGGTATATGCGCCATATGCCGTGCTATCCAGTCCATCAAGCGTAAATGTATTGGCATTAATGACGGTGACTTTAAATTGCCGCCCGTTCAGTTCATTCATGCCGCCTATGCCTGAAAGATAAACTTCATCGCCGGTGCTGTAACCATGGGTGGCTGCTGTGACCTCTGCCGGGCTTGCGTTGGTGATGGCGGTTATGTTCTTATCTGCCTCAAGAAGCAGGCTTCCATTGCGGTACACGCGCATATACTTGTCGCCAAATTCAAGAACATAGGCTTGGATCGTGGAAAATTCAAAGGAAATAATCCTTACCGCCTTTGCTTCATTTCCAGCTTGTGAAACAAAACGTGTGCCGGGTCGTTTATACGCGCCGCCCTGCGCCATAATAACCCAATTCTTCATTATCATGCAGCCTGTGCCATACTTATCAACGTCATAGCGCCCATACATGTCCGGGCTTAATTCTCCTGCTGAAAACGCTTTATAGGTCTTTTTGGCCATGAATTATCTTTCTCTTATCCACTCGGCATCTAGTTCTTTTTTGTCCTGCGCTTCTGCTTCGCCTGACCGGATCGCTTCGGAAAGATTGTATTGGAACATTTGCGTCATATCTGCTGGCGTTTTGGTATTCTTCGCCATAACTCTTGCAAGCGGGATGCCCATGTAATAGGCCAGCGTGTCAATAAACTTTGGTGTGAACATTGCCGGGCTTAGAACGTCACGCAAAAAAACCAACTCCGCGCTGGATTCATCTGTCCATATAACTCTGCTTTCTTCGCCGCTGATTTGATCGTAACGCAAAGCTGTTTGAAAAGGGATTACGTCTTGCTCTTGCGAAGAACGGGCTATCTCAAGCGCCTTAATGCATCCTTGCGGGTAATAATATTCATTGCCCCAGCCTGTCGCGCTATGTCCTGTAAGCGATAAAAATTCACTTGTTTTGGCAAAAGACCAATCGGCCATTGTAAGTAACGCTCGTTTGCTTTGCTCATATATCGCGGTGCAATTTCTATTCTCTGTCGTGGATTCGGTTGGCGATTCTATTCGGCGGGAATGCCCAATATAGAATAAAGATAAATTATAAATATCAACGTTTGTGGTAGCCATGCCTTAAATCCTTCTTAAAAAAAGGCCGGAAGATTCACCTGAACCCGCCAGCCCTTTTGTATCATGGTTTTGATATTACTCGGCTGTGCGGGTAAAGCCTGGCGCCGCTGCTTCGATCTCTGCGCGTGATAGTGAGTTTAGGCCGGAAGCGTCTGCTACAACATCAACCTTGGGCTTATCATCGCCTGTCCATTGATTATCATTTTTGCTGTCCAGCAACTCAAGA